AGGCGTTCCAACAATTGGGGTTGATGATGAGGTGCTAATGCCAGCAACTCGGACATGGTCATATTTCCGTGCAATCCTGCGTAAAGGCTCCCCGGTGTTTGATGCTGATTCTTTGGTAAATCATACTGTGCCAATGAAACGCCAGACTGAAGCACTTGATGTATTTAAGGTGAACGCATAATGAATTTAAGTGAAATTATCCAAGGCTCATTAATTAGCGAAATCCACAATAAGACCGTTGAGTTTAAGCATTTTGGCAAAACAGAAAGTGTTGAAATCTCAATCAAGCAACTGCCTTATGCTGTGACAGAGCCGCTATTTACTCGTTTAAATAAAGGTGAAGATGTGGTTTCTGAATGGATTGCTGCGGCTGTAGTTGACGAAAATGGAAAGCCTTACTTAACCAAAAAGCAAGTGTCTGCCAACTTTACCCAAGCACTAGCTTCAGCAATTTTTAATGCCATTCTTGGTATTGAGAAAGCGCCAGTGGATGACGAGGGAAAGTCAGATTAACACTGGATGATGAGTTCTGGTGTGAGTTGGTTTTAAATGGGGTTGGTGGTCGCACGATTGCTGAAGCTAAGTTAAATATGACTAATGCTGAAGTTTCGCAATGGGCTGCGTTTAGAAATAAGCGTGGCTCTCTTTTTGTGGGGCGCAGGATAGAGCGAAGCGTGGGTGTTTTGACAGCCCTATATGCTCAAAATCATGTAAAAGAAGGGGTAGAGGTTAATCCTTATGATTACATGCTTTATGAGGATGAGCCTGAAATATCCTTTGAAGAGCAACGCATGCAGGCTATTGAGAAGAAATCAGCTTAGGTTGGTTTCTTTTTCACCCAATAATTAGTATCTTGTGATTACTTATAAGAGGGTATTCGCATGAAAAAATTATTAGTAGCAGGGGTTTTGGGTTTTAGTTTGATTTTGGGTGGCTGCGTATCAATGCCAACTCCAACAGATAAGCCGATGGAAAGTGTAGTTGAGGTTGTAGAAGTTCAAGGCCAGAAAAAAGACCAATTATTTGAATCATCAAAAGTCTGGATTGCCAAGTCCTTTAAGTCAGCAAACAACGTAATACAGTACCAAGATCAAACTACCGGCACAATTATTGGCAAAGGGAATATACAGTTCCCGTGCGAAGGGTTCATAGATTGTGGAGCGTTTGGTAAGGATAGGGTTAATTTTACCATCCAAATAGATACCAAGGATGATCGAGCAAGGGTATCAATATACGATATTACTATCACAAATTTAACGTATGTGCAGGGTGGGGTTAATAATATTGGGCAAGAAAGACCGGTGTCTATTCTTGAGCATCAACAAAGAATACAAGCTAAGCTCAAAGGACTTATTCAACAATACAAATCAGAGATTGTTACGCAAAAAGCAAGCTCCGACTGGTGATTCTTGAGACCCACAACAAAATCCAGTAAATCTTTAAAAATCAGACCTCGCGAAAGCGGGGTTTTTTATTGCCTGAGGAAAAGTTATGGCAGCAGCATCCCTTGGTCGTTTGACCCTTGATTTAGCGGTAAAACTTTCGTCATTTGAGCAAGGAATGACGCAGGCAGAACGTAAAACCAAAGACACTACAGAGAAAATGGGTAAAGCTTTTGGTGGGTTTAAGTCCCAAGTTGCCGATGCTTTGGGTGGCACTCAGATCGGTTCAATTGTTGATTCGTTTAACACTAAAATTGGCTCTCTAAAGGGTGGGGTTTTGGTGGCAGGCGCTGCGCTTACTGGCATGGCTGTTGGCGGCATTGCGGTAGCTACTGGCGCATTAGCAAAAATGGCGATTGATACTGCTAAAGCAGATGCGCAACTTTTAGTCTTGGCAAACCGAGCCAATACCAGTGCAGAGAATTTTCAAATTCTTCAGTATGCTGCATCTGGTTTAGGTGTAACACAAGATCAGCTTGGAAGTATTCTTGCCGATGTGCAGGAAAAATTAGGTGAATTTAGCGCAACTGCTGGGGGTGGAGCTGCTGACTTCTTTGATGCGTTAAAAAACAATACCAAAATGACAGAAGATCAAATCAAGTCATTCGGTAAAACCTTGCAAGGTAAAGATGGCATTGAGGCCATTCAAATCCTTAATGATAAAATGGATGAACTTGGGGTTACATCTCAGGAGCGTCGTTTTATTTTTGAAAGCCTAGCAAGCGACTTGGCTCACTTAGCGCCAATATTTGCAGAAAATGGAGACCTTTTAGAAAAGTATGGTGATGCATTAAGAGATGCAGGGGTAATTAAGTCAGGTGAAGCGCTGGAGCAGTCAAAACTACTGGCTGCACAGACTGAATCAGTACGGATGCGGTTTGATGGCTTAAAAAGCCAGTTGGCCACTCAGATGATGCCTGCTTTAAATAGCCTTGTGAGCCACTTTATTGATGGTGCAACAAAAGGTGGGCAGTTTGGCGGCATTATTAAATCAGTTGGTGTGATTGCGCGAGGTGTTGGTGTTATTGTTATTGGTGTGGCGGCATCTATAGAGGTAATGATTAAGGTTATTGCCGGCCTTATCGATCAGGCTAAAAATGTTGCAAATACTGCAATCAATGTCTGGAATGCTGATGGCGTGGTAGCAAAAGCCAAAGCTACATGGGATGGCTTAGCAAACGCCGGAACACTGGCGATGGGGACTTTTGTAAGTGGCGCCAGCGCGATTCAAACTGCAATGGATGGTGCTGGTAGTATTCTTGACTCAGCAACAGCCAAGACAGACAAATTAACAGAGGCTAATCTGGCGATTGCGGAAGCTGCAAAACAATCTGCTGCTGGGTTGAGAACTAACACCAAAGAGGCTGATGAAAACGCCAAAGCCAAAGAAAAGGCCGCAAAAGAAACCGAAAAGCTAAACAAGCAATTACAGGTGAATGCAAAGGTTCAATCTAATGCGTCCAAGTATAATTTTGCTGGAATTGAGAGCCAATACCAATTGCCAAGCGGCCTTTTGTCAGCAATTAACATGCAGGAAAGCCGTGGTAATGCAAACGCCATAGGCCCTATGACCAAATACGGTCAGGCAAAAGGTGGATTTCAATTTCTTGATGGAACTGCAAAGCGCTTTGGCCTTATTGGTAATGCTGTTTTTGATACAGGGAAATCAGCAGAAGCGGCGGCAAAATATTTTCAATTCCTTTACCAAAAATTTGGAACTTGGGAAAAGGCAATTTCAGCCTATCATGCTGGTGAAGGTAATGTTGAGCGCGGCACTGGCTTGGGGCCAATTAATCGGGAATATGTAAAAAATGTTCTTGGTTATATGGATGCAGCCTTAAAAGGCGTAGGTACCACAGCAGCGGATGCGGTGAAGTACGTTGAGGAGGTTTATAAATCCCAACAATCAATTGTCCTGAAATACCTGAATGAACAGGAAAGGATGGAACTTGACCACAGTGTTTCTATCCAAGAAATCAAAGACGCTTTTGCTGAAAACGATCCTAGTCGTGAGAAGTATTTAAAACTTCAGCAGCTCGCATATCAAAAAGACGTTGCTGAGTTTAAAAAGGCGCAGGAGGAAAAAAGACAGGCTGCTTTCGGTGCAATCAACAACCCGATTGGGGATATGGTTGGCGCTGGTGTGAATGCCAGAGCAAGGGCATCTTTAAGTTCCGGCGAGTATGATCGGTGGAGCATGAACAATGAGCAGCAAGACGGCTATTCACAACTTGGGGATGATCTATATTCTGCTCGCTCTGGCATTGAGAATAATGAATTTCTGAGTGAAACGGAGAGGTATCAACAGCTTAACGATGCTTACAAGGTTTACTTGGATGGAAAGAAAGCACTCACTGAGGAATATGCCAAACAGGAGCAGGATTATGCCCAGTATCAATACGAAAATCAGTTGAGCCTGTATGGCTCACTGTTATCTCAGGCTGGAGCTGTTTGGGGTGATATGACTCAGATGGTCAAGGATAGCGCAGGTGAATCAAGTTCTGCCTATAAAGCTATGTTCTTGGCGCAACAAATGTTTGCAATTGGTTCAGCCTTAGTTTCTACGCACTTAGCAGCAACTCAGGCTATGGCTGCTCCAGATATGGTTTTATTTGGTCAGAAGATTGCCGCATCATCCGCAATTATGGCAATGGGCTACGCCAACGTCGGCCTAATCGCCGGTCAAACCATTGCAGGCATGGCCCACGACGGTATCGACAATATCCCGAAAGAAGGTACATGGCTTTTGGATAAAGGCGAACGTGTTGTTGATAGTCGGACGAATGGCGATCTGAAGGACTTTATCGCTAATGGTGGTAGTGCGCCAAACGTCAACGTCTACACCTTGCCAGGTGAAACCGCTGATGTATCTTGGGATAACGGTCAATTGGATGTGCGTATTCGCAAGATTGCCAAAGAAGAAGCTAAAACACCTTGGTCTGAATTGAACAACCCTAACTCGTATTCATCCAAGCAAATCCAGCGCAATACCACAGCGGGAGTTAAACGATAGTGATTAACTGGGTGGAGTGTTTTAGTGAAAAATATCGAGTAAAGTAGAGTTGCACATTTTACTAGATTACTAAAATGCCTCCATCTATCCCAAAAACCAAATCCGCAGAACTCATGGATATTCTTAACAGCATTAAACCTGAGGAAGGTTTAAGTGAGTTTAAGTACATGCGTTGCATTCGAATACTGAAGGAACTTGTATTATTCACACCAAAAGATCAACTCAAGATGATGAGAAGTATGGTTGAGTTGAGTGTGGGAAATTTACAGCAAGCAAAAACTTTAGCTCTAAAAAATTATGAAACATCCGATAATTTTCAAGTGCTAAGAAATGCAGCTTATGTATTCCAACAAACGATGGCATTGGATATGGTGGTTAAAACCATGGAGAAAATCATTCAGATTTCTAGAAAAATGAATATTGATGTCAGGGAAAGCCTTCCTTCATCCTATGGGCTAAGCTATTTCTTGAGTGGCAATCTGGGTCTTGCCCATAGCTATTATGAAAGCAAGGAGACCACCATTTTATTAGAGGATCTCGAGATAATTCAGAAGTCGCTTGATATATCAAATGAGTCACTAAAAGGCATTTTGCAAATTGTGCATAATGCTGTAGTGGATAATAAGTTTAGATGCGATTCTCTTGAGTATAGTTATATAGATGAGGAGTTCTTATTAACGATCTTCTTACACAACAATAATGACGAGGTATCAAGGATAAATGCCGAGGTGGCCAACAACTGCTATGAAGCAGGCCTTCTAGATGAGCTTAATAAAATTTCATACTTCTTTCTTCCTTCTGAGGGGAAACAGGCATGAGCAATCAAGATGTTTTAAATTATTGTCATGAGATGCTGCTTGGAAATAGCCAACTTCAACATATGCAAAACAGAAATATTGTTAGTCGAGCGTATTATTTCACTTACTATGAATGTATTGAGCATGTTCAAAATCGCTTAAGCTGGGAAGAAACCGTTTATAACGGTGGGGTTCATGCTCGAATGCTAAGCCGGTTACTTGATAAAGCGTCTGGTGATACTCGAAAGATAAAGCAAGCTGCATTACTCCACAATAGAATGATCAACTTGAAAAAATTAAGAACTCAAGCCGATTATAGATTACAGCTTAATATTACCAGGGCTACTGCTGAATACTGCGTAATAGAGGCTGGAAAGATAGGTGTTGACCTATCAAATCTATAGTAATCAAATTTGTATGAGACCCACTTCGGTGGGTTTTTTAATGGGTAAAATTTATGAACAGTTTTGCATTATGCCCGTTACAAGCCGGGTATTCATTTTCACCTGGCAACAATATGTTGGAGCAACAGCTTCTTGGCGGGTTCGCCCGTCAGCGAAGAATGTTTGTAAATAACGTGCATGTGGCCAATGTGTCTGTACTGCTTAAAACCAAAACCCATGCTCAGTACTTCTGGGCGTTTTGGCGATTGCACACACTCGATCCAAAGCCATTTTTATGGCGACTGATAACTGACTCAGCCGAAGCACAGGATCATACCTGTCAGTTTGTGGCTGATTCGCTGTCAGTCGGTGAGCGAAGTGGTGTGATTTATTCCGTATCGTTTCAGGTGCGATGCAAGCCGCTGAACAATGGTGATCTAGCCTTTGATCAGCAGATTATCGACTTATGGGAATCAGGCAGTCCGCTTGAGATGCTGAATCTACTCGAGAAGCTGGTGAATGAAAGCTTTCCAGATGCCTTGGGGGTGTGATGATTACCGTTGATGATATTAAAGACTTTCATCTGGATAGTGCGGCCAGTGTGGTTTTACTAGAGACACTGGAAATCAGTCATTCACTTTGGCCTGACCCGATTCGACTTGTGACCAATCACCCAGATGGTGTGTCTGTCACTTTGGAGAATGGTCAGCCGGCCACGTTTGAATTTATCCCGGTGATGATCCAACGAGGCAATACCTCTGATGACTTGGATCAATCCCTGAAAATCACAGCGGGCGATTTGGGTGAAGTGGTGCCACCGTTGATCAAGTTGATTGAGGATGCATCGAGTGACGAAAAGCCACAGGTAATTTATCGCTCGTTTGCTTTTGATGCAGCCTCCATGGTGCTTACCAAGGCCACACCGATTGAATTGATTCGTGGCCTGTATGTGGCACAGATGAATCAGGACCATCAAGCTACGACATTTGAAGCAGCAACTTCTGGGAAAAACAGTGTCAAGACAGGCCGGACCTATAACTTCAAGGACTACCCAGACCTGAGAGGATTGATATGAAAAGTGTTGATGCTTTACTGGATCGGCAATATGACTCTAAAAAATACCATTGTGTTCACTTTCTGATTGAAGCGGCACAGTATCTCTTTGAAAAAGATTATTCGCCAAGCTTTATAGGTTTGACTGGCGATCTAAAGCAAAGTATCCAAACTTCGCGCGACACCACAATCAAAAACAAAAGGATCGAGAGGCCAAAAGACGGCTGCATTGTCTTGATGACTAATCTTTTAAATAGCTCCCATGTGGGGCTTTTTTATTGCGGTCGTGTTTTACACCTATCTGAAATCGGTGTGCATTTTCAGGAACTTCGGTCTCTAGAGCGAAATTATTCAAGGTTTAGATTTTATGAAGCTTCGTATTTATCCCAATGAGCTTGACCCGACTGAATATAGTGAAAAAGAGTATGAGTGCCTGCTTAAAGACTGGCTAAATATTCGGGAAGAATATCCAGAAGCGCGGTTATACAAAGACAGCATTTGCGCCCAAAACGATGTAACACCAAAAACCAAAGAAGAGGCTTTGCAGCTTCTGCATGCAGATGGTGATTACTTTGTGCTTTGCCATGCCGGCACACCGCTTGAAATCTTCCTGATTGTGGTCACAGTCCTGTCAGCAGCTCTGGCCATTTACACCTACATGAACATGCCTGAGATTCCTGATCAAGCATCAGGGTCTGGCAATAACAGCCTAGCTTCGCGCCAGAATAAGCATCGCACTAGTGAGCGTGTACCGGACATTTATGGAAAGGTGAAATCCATCCCGGATCTGATTGCACCTTTGTACCGGTATTACGCAGACAATGTGCAGGTTGAAGAAGCATTACTTTCGATTGGAACTGGATACTTTGAAATTGATCCAAATCAAATCAAAGAAGGTGAAACCCCGATCAATACAATTGAAGGGGCAAGCTTAAGCGTTTATGAGCCAAATACGCTGACCACCGGAACTGCACAGATTCAGATTGGTGAAGTATTTACCGATGCGCCGATTGTAGCCAAGCAGGTGAGTTCGGTTGACGGTAAGCAGAAACTGATTTCTCCAAACTCGGCAATGCTGACTTATAAAAACACAAGCTTCTCTGATAATAAAATCACTGTTTCAAGTGATGTTCAGCGTTTTGAAAATGACATCAGGTACAACTTCTCAGGTCCAGTTAAATGGACTGTGACACCGCGACCAGTTTACGCCAATTTCAGCGATCACTTTGTAAATGGTGAGCAGATCATTATTGAGAATGCGATCTATGGCTCAGCACCGAATATCAATATCTCTGGAACAACTGATGTTGATGCTACCGGCATACTCACTATTGCTTCAGCTACCAATATTATTGATCCTGAGAAATATAAAAAGATCCGTATTTCTTCGCTCACGATTGATGATTTGGTTGAGGGGCAGCTTAGTTTGGCGGGTGAATATTCAATTTCAAATATCGTCAAGACTGGATCAGCCGGAGCTTGGTTTTATGAAGTTATTCTGGCTTCAAACTATGCGGAAACCAATATTAACTTTAGCCGAATGTCAGCGGATGGCACCGGAATTTTATCTGGTGTGCTGACAGATCATGATGAAAATATTGATCTAAGCGGCACTTACACCATCTCATCCGTTTCTGCCAACGAAATTACCTTGGTCAGTCCATCGTCGATCAATCCTGATTGGTTACTTTTACCAACCCTAACAGGACAGCAAATCGCAGATATGTTTGGGCGAAGTGTGACTTTTAGAGGCACAGATGAGAACTATATCGGCTGGTACTACGCTGGTAATAAAGACACTGAAGGCATGATGCTTAACTTTCTGGCAGCCAACGGTATTTATGAAGGAGATCGAGCCAAACAGGTAGCAGTTGAAGTTCAATATCAACAGGTGGCGAATGGTGTGCCTACCGGTGAAATCTATTCATCTGGCGTGGTGATGCAGGGCAAGGCCAACAATCGCGATCAAGTAGGCGCAACCGTACGCGAGACATTGCCGTTTACTGGTCAATTCCGTTTCCGTGCCAAGCGTATTAACGACAATGGCAGCAGCGCAAATCTGATTGACGATGTGGTATTTGAAAGTGCTTATAGTTTTTATGAAACGAAAAAGCTGACTTATGAGCATGACACCACGATCAGATTAAAGCGTCTTGCTATTGGATCAGGAACCAATGCATCAGAGCTTAATCTGCCATTAACTCGAAAGCTTTACTCATACCGTAATGGCATCCAGTCATCCGAGCGCATACCAACCAGCAACTTTGCAGACATTATTATCAACATGGCCCTCGATCCATTCATTGGTCGTTTTGATATATCGGAAATTGATGTTCAGTCGCTGTATGAGGTGTCAGATGAAATGGAAGCT